CTAGGTGTAAACAGCCACTACTACCGCATCTTTTGCATTGTGCTCATCAAAGAATGTAACCGCCACCTTCCTGCCCAGAGCCATCTCTACCGCCGGTATGTTCCGAGCTACGGCAACATCTTCAAGATATATCTTATGACTGCCAGTTAGCTGAATGGTGGCTTTGTAGTTACCGGAGTTGAAGCTCCTTAGCACCGCTTTCCTTAAATTCATTTCCTCGGGTCTCCTCCTTATTGCTCCCCTGCTTACTGTCCAATGATTCAGACCGCACCAAGTGATAACTTTTGCTCATACACTCCGCGAAGAGGTTCGTAAAGCAGGACTATTCCCAGCACCCTCATCTTTTCTTCGCTGAGTCCGGCACTAACATCAGTTATGTCAATAACATCGTAAATCTGCTGACCACAATTCGCCGGGACCAATATTGTCCCGCCCTCTGATTCTATCTCGGCTTCTCTTAAATAAGCATCACCCCTCTGCTCAGCATGAACAACGGTCTCTATGTTCTGGTCTTCTACCTGTCTCAGCCTGTCATAGAGCTGGTCTATTTGATCCCAGGAGAAAGAATCAACAATTATCGGTACCCCGCCCGACGAGTCGTAACCCTCCACCTGAATACGATTAAGCTCCCAGGCCTTCTTGTGGTATCTGCCCTCCAGTATGACGTGAGCCTGTCCGTAGGAATAGACCGAGCTGTCAGCAGACTGTGGATTCACCACATAGGCTTTATTACTTTCAAGGAACAGCACGTCAGGGACGAAGGATAACAATCTTTGGATGATAATATCACCACTGTTACCGGGATGAATGGTGAAGTCCGGGTAATAGCTGGTTATAGTCGATGATTGGGATTTCACTTCAAGCTTTAACCCTACTCTAGCCAGAACAAACTCCAGGATCTGTTTGACATTCATCTGATTAGAATCCTTGTTCCACCTGAATTGATGCCTAGCCCTCCAGTTTTTAATTAAACGCCACCCATCAAATGAATGTAGAATGAGGCTAGCCCTGCCCCCTGAGCTGGTATGCTCATATCTATAGAGCCAGTAAGCAACAGGCGGACTCATTTCATTCCCCTGAGATGTAACACAGCCGGGGCAGAACTCCAGCTGACAACCTATATCAAGTACCGCTAGTCCCCCTTCTCCCGGCGAAGAATATTGTCCATTGTCATTCCTGAGTTCAACGTTTAGTCTTCCTTCACCGGAGTCAACCTCCTGCCTGAGAGAGAGAACATCATCGGTTATATCTATGCTCTCCTGACTCAGCTTAGCACGCCACACACCATATGGAGTAGACAACCAGCAGTAATCACCGTGATGTGCAATAGCCATACCATACTCGCTCGACAGATTGAAAGGCACCGGTTCGCGCCAGAGGCTTTCTATAAAATCAGTCGCAGGCACCGAGTGAGACCAGAAGGGACGATTATAAGCCTCGGTGCCGGTAAACTTCTCAATATGGAAACCCCGGTAAACATCTGGTTTATCCATGAACACACTACGGTATTCAAAGTCACCACCCGATGGAGCCGAGGCCACTTCTTTCAGGTCTGACCAGCTGCCAGGTGATACATCGCCACCATCGCCACAGATAAGCGACCACAGCTTGAAATTACCGTTCGAGTCCTGCCCGCTCACAAAGAGATTCCAGTCCGAGTCGTAGACAGTGGTTACTCCCGAAAGGTTGCCGGTATTCTTATCCCAGGCTACCTTGGTCTGCCAGCTACCACTAACACGCTTCTTGACATAGAGCGCTGCCTGGTCAGCGAAGAATACAGCTAAATCACCACCAGGCTTATAGGCAGCCGCCAGACCTTTGATAGAGGTTGTAGGAGAATAATCAATAATCTGTGGAGTGCCCCAATTTACGCCATAATCGGTACTCTTTATATAATGTAATTCCCTATCAGAGTTTATCCAGAAAATAGATACCTCAGCACCCAGAGAAGCCGCCGCTACAACGACACAATTATATTGATTGGCGTAGGTCCAGCTACTGAAATTTGATGAAGGGCCGGGATTCGCCACTCTCTGTCGGTAAAGCTTTCTGGAATCACTGGGCACGGTTATTCTGACCCGAATAAGGGAGCCATCACCAGGCATGGTAAGAGCGTGGCAGTAGTCATCTTCACTACCGCTATATAATCTATCCCAGTCAAGCCTGACCACACCGCCAATCTTGTTCTTGGCTTCCACTTTAACGTACGGGATACGGTTAGCTTCTTTTTGAGCAGTTAAAAGTGTCGATGATAAACTCCTCATTTCGTCTCCCCCTGTCGTTCGTCGCCTTGTCCTTGAACGTACTCTTTCCCCCAGAAAAGATGACCTGCAATGTATCCAAGAGCAAACACCAGTAAAAACCAGAATATCTGGTGCCAGAGCCAGTGCCCCAGCAAAGCTCCTATGGATACCAGACCGATAATCCACAGTCCTTCGAGCTTATGCCATGTATCTCTCAAGATATACGTCCAGGGCCGACCGCCTATTCTGGACCACAGAACTCTATACAAATTGCTCATTGACCCTGTCCCGCTAGTCTTTCCTCATAACAGAGCTGCCAGTATATCAGGCAGGGGCTTATTTGCCTTCGAATAGTGATACGCCAGATGCCTGGCCGCCTGCAGTATTTCACCGGGGCTGGCTTCAACTCTCTGTCCCCGGTAACCCCCTGGCGATAATGCCGCCACAGCTGCTGGCATCAGGTCCCAATCAACCGTCTTCTCTACTTCAATTTTGCCTTTAAGCGCTCTGTAAATACTTTTCTTGTGATGGGGTAATTTCCAGGTTGACGGGTCTTCTGGTTTGCCAGTGATAGCAAAAGCCTCCTCGGGCAAGCCCTCCTTGGTTCTGGGGAGTCCTTCCTTTATCGGCATATCTACCAGACCTCCTCTCGTTTACCCGTAGAATCGAAATTCATCTGTAAATGGGCTTTGCCTCACTTAGATTCCCCGACAATTAAGGTCCATAGTCGGTTGATTCAGATACCGGCGGATAATAAGGCTTGTAAAGGGAGCGGATTCTAACCCGGTTTCTCCTGCCCAGCCTCTTTAGCTCTTGCCTGAAGTAACTGAGCTTCTCCTGACCCCAGTTTAGTAGCTCATTAGGGGTTAGAGTACCACCAACATTAACCCGGTTGATAGCATATACCGCCCACTCAACCGCGGCGTAACCACAGGCACCAGCGGCAAGCAGGTCTTCATATCTGGTAGGTATTGTTGAGGAACCACTATCAAGACTATGGAGCTTACCGTAGTATATATAAGCATTGGAACCATCAGGGACCTCATCACCAAGGAGGGTTATGGTATCCGCCCATATGGCAAAGCGCTGGTACCGCTTGGGGAAGCGGCCAACCGGATACTCTACGGCCTCAACCATAACGCGATCGGTTATGGTTGATATATCAATATCTCTTGAACCAGAAGTGGTTGCTTCGGTTGTCTTCTGCTCATAGGGGACAGCCTCGGAGAAGTCTTTAACCGCATGGGCAATGTGTCTGTCCAGTTCATCATTCGTCCAGCGGTAATTCTGCGAATCCTCGTCATGCAAATCACGCCTGACAATGGTTCTCATTTCACTTAGATTCATCTGCTTCACCCCCTCTCTATCATGGCTACAGGTTTTTAATCTCTACCCTCTCCAGCCTCTCACAGGGTAAGTTCTCGTCATGCCGGCATATTTCCATTTCATAGAAAGAAATCTCCTCGTTATCCTTACCCTCGTTGATACTAACAGCCTTGCTGGAAATCACTCTGGCGTAATCCACCAGTGATTGGGCAGCAGCCTCACTGTCAAAGCTCAGGTCTAGTCTTACTCTATACTTCATCTATATCTCCATTTTGTTGCCAGATAATTGTGTTGGATTTCTGGTAGTGTCAAGCATCTACTGTAAATCCGTACTTCACCGATCATGCCCTTCCACCACTTGCCACTCCTCTCGCCAATCTTACCGTTATTTGCCGTATCCGCAGAAAGGTAATTATTAGGTCTGCTCTGCCTTGTCAATCCATTTACGAATATTTTGGTGCTGATCCCAGTGGAAATGCCGACGACGTGATACCATGTCTTTGATTTCAAGGGAGCACCATCGTTTCCAGTAGCCGTATCGTAGCTTACTCCGTTGCCTGTTCTATAAGAAAAACCATTAGCCAGACTTCTCAGATATAGTTCCCATCCAGTAATGGTTACTCCCTGGTCTGATTTGGAGAAAATGCCACACCAATCAGGAGTCTCGTCAGGCCAGACCCAGGCTTCTACTGTTTGCTCGGTGCTTATCTGTAGTGCGGTGGAATTACCAAACGTTATCTTGTCATCAGTACCATCAAGATAATGCCCATCCGGTCTCCACAAAGCACCAGTAACAGTACAAGGATGTCCATAGGCATCTCGGGACATAATAGAGCTACCATCCGCCTGATAAAGCGGTAGGTACAGCACCAGGCTGGGGTCAAAGATAAACCGTTGATTAATATACTTCATTTCTACCTCATGAAGCCGCGTATTTCACTTGCACATAACTGGAGTTCTTAATCTTGGCTCGCCCCTCGTTTGCCTCGTTGCACTGGATTATCAGCCTTACGTCAAAAGGCAGAGAGTCAAAATTAGCCACCGTCTTAAAGCGACCGCTCTGGGTCTCCTCAACATAGCTGGTTCCTATATCAGTCTTGGTAACCGCACTGTGAAGGTCCACCCATGTACCGCCCTTATTTCTTGCCTGCCATTTATAGTTAAGGTCTGCTGTAGATGAAGAAACTGCTCTGAAAGCTGCCGTCAATCCAAACTCGACCTCTATTAGCTCGCCAAGTGCCGGTGGTTTAATGGTAACGCTTCCCACCTCCACATCAACATCCGCTGTAGTGGTATCCTTCTCGGCAGACCATTGAATGCCGTCCGAAGTCAAATCACCTTTAGCAAACGGATACTCAGTGTGCTCTACTACTGTAAGTGCCATAATCTACCTCCTTTTCTGCATAAGGGGCTGGGGCTCTTATTCCCCAACCCCTTTATCTCCAAGACAATCTTTTAAAAATTAACACGCTGTACTGTTATTCCGGTTGTCAAGGTTCAACCGTTAAAACCTGTTTAATCCTGGACGCCAATGAGCGCGGCCGCCTTAATAAATGAAAAAAGAGCCAGCGAGACGTACCACTTAATCCTGGTTCGGGAAGCATCCTTGGTCTCCAGAGAACCAATAGGCTCTACCGTGAGCCGGCCGGGTGCAGTTAGACCGCAAACCGCTCCTTCTCCCATCTGCAGGGCATAGATTGTAGAGCACGTGCCGCCGGTGGTGGCAGTTTCGACACCACCGCTTAATGTGTGGGTATCAAGTATCCAGTCATTAACACCGATGGCGATGCCATCCCAGAACTGAACGAAGTTGCCCCAGCTGTCCCGGTCCGTCTCCATCATACTACCAGCAGCTCTGACCAGAGCATTAATCTTGCGCCGTGAGCGCCGGCTCATCAGCAATATATCGGGCTTACCCCCCTTTATTGCATCGATAACCTGGTCGAGCATGGACAGGGTTAGGGTCGCCCCGCTATCTCCAGCCGCAATAACCTGTTCACTGGCAGTACCAGTATCGATGAGGTTTCTTATGCCATCGAACTGTTTAGGATTAGTCGTGGCATCACCGTAGATAAACGTCTCCTCGAACTTATCCCTGAGCGCCTTAGCTTTGAGCTCCACCACGGCAGCCTCGAGATCCTGAATATTGGAGCGCGTGGTCTTCAAGAAGTTGTCGACATCGGCGTCTCCACCCATTATCTTCAAATGCGCCGTTTTCTGCTCAAAGGTAGGCGTTGATTCTGCCCAGGTATCCCCAACATCGTAGAAATCAATACTGGGCAGGGTCTTCTCCTGATTGTAGGTCAAACCGTCACCAACGATTTCAATTAGAGGCAGCTTCTGAAGGACAGGAGAATCCTTGACAATAGTCTCCACAACCCCTTGAAGTAAAATATCATTGGATAGTTTAGATGCTTCTGCTAATGTTAATGCCATTATCTTCTACCTCCTATTGCGTATTGAATCTTTTCTGATGGCGATAGAGCTGACAGGTCAGGTGCTCTCCTTTCCGGGGCTCCGGCTGGAACCCTGGTCAGTGATATCTCCGTTTCCAGACCCTGCCTCACCCGGCTAATCAGGCTCTTCGCCTTTTCCAGGGATTCATTGATAGCCTCAATGTTATCCCCGCTGATTAGTTCTTCCATTACCTCTGGATTTGTCTGAATTACCATAGTCTTATAGTTGGTTACAGCCTCAGCTAGAGAACCATTGAGATTTGATAGCTCACCTTCCAGTTCGGTCTTCAACTGTTCAAGAACTGCGATATCACCATCTTTATCAGACAGAGCCTCTTCAAGCTCAGCAATCCGAGCGTTAGCCAGGGCAAGCTCTTCATCTTTTTGAGCCAACAGATGCTCAATCTCGTTAGCCCTCTCCGGTGACACCGCTTCATCACCCAACTCTTCCACCTCAGAAGAATTCTCATCGCCAGACGGTGACTCTGGCGGCTTTTCTGTCTGGTTTACTTCGTCTGTCAACATTTATCCTCCTGACGGTTATTCCTCACCGACCTCTACGTGGGGCTCTGCGACTCTCTCCCTCGCTCCTCCCCTGCCAGGTCTGACATTAAGCTCTCTATTCATCTTGAGGATAGTTTCCCTTTCCTCAAGCCATTTCCCAAACTCCATCTCCGGGTCTTCCACGCCAACCTCGTCCATAGCCTTACGCCTGGAATGAATACCGCTCTGAACCAGTGTCTGCTCATTCGAAACCAGCTTGGCCATATCCCGGGGTAACACCGGATTCCAGACCACCCTCAAATTGTAATTACCAAAGCTTTCACCCCGGTACATCTCCAGCAGTTTGAGAATAAGCCTGTTCCTTCGGTTGTAGGCGGCGGTTCTGATAATCCTTTTACGTCTCACCTTCTGTAAAAGTGGCTGAAGTTCAATCTCAAGAGCTACACCAGATAGGTCCCTTTCAGTGCCACCAAAAGCGGCCCGGGGTGATTCTGATACATCGTGCAAGATTCTGTAGAGCAGGTTGATATAATCTATGTGTAATCTGACTCCGCCACCCTGTAGAAGGTCGAGTAAATAAGCCCTGGCATCTTCCGGGACATTCCACACTGCTCCTGGCTTAACGGCAATGTCTTCGGATTCCTCCACATTCTCAAGGACAGCAATAGGATTGCCCGATAATTCCAGTATTCTGGACAACTGTGACACCGCCCGGTTGAACTCCCGCTGCGGTTCTATAATCTGTGACAGGTCGGATATGCCCCAGAACCTCTTCGGTTCCCTCAGGTTAGGATAAATAACGAATGGGATGACACCGTAAGGATTGGGCTTTTTCTCAACCTGTTTACTGTCAACCCACAACTCAAAATCTTGAGCCGTCCACAGCTCAACGACAGTAGCCGTTTTGCCCTTGGGCTTTATCTGATACTGGGTTTCCGCCTCATCCGCAGTGAGGTTATACTTTGAAGCTATTCTCCACACCCTCGAATTATCATCTCCCATCCTCCAGGCATATATTCCCTGAATATCGGGAGCAGTAACCCTGATACCTTTTTTCTCCTGATCCCAGATAACCTTGTAGCAAGCGTCACCAAGAATGGCACAATCGATTTCCGTTTCAAAATCAAGCTCTTCCAGATTGTTTTCCCCACATACCTGAAGCAATGCTACCTCGGCCTTCTGAGCTTCGGCTCTGGCTGCCTCGGAGTCTTCTATCGCGTCAACAGCAAAGTTAACACCTGACATCAAATACGAGGTAACCTTATCTATAACCACCTTGGCATAGTTAAAGGTCAGGCGTTTTTCACCCCACCTCTCCCTGCCTTCCCAGTGGACACCGTGATAGAAATCGAGGAGTCGTTGATAGCCTTTAAGCCTATCCATATCCAGGCGCGCCAGTTCAGTTGGATTAAAATCTTCGTTCATCTTCCAGTTCTCCTAGTCGAATCGTTAAAAGTGGTCTTTAGTGCTCTATGTACAGTCCGTCGGCTTACGCCATATATTTGTGCCAATTCCTTGACTCCTTTGCCCTCTTCTGCAAATAACCTTGCCATCTCCCGTGCTCGTTGCCTTTTCAACAAACGTTGCTTGCCGCCAGGTTCTTCGTAAATACACACCGGTAGTGGGCAATTGAGGCAGGACTCAGCGAACTCACAGCCTTCGTCCTGATAGTGATGATACTCTGGTGGTAAATCCAGTCCATTATCATTAGTACGTTCCAGCCCCAT